CCCAGCACGATAAACCGCATATGATCGGATAGGACTTCGGTTATTCGTGTGTTTAGTTTTTAAGCTTAACTCTATGCCGTTAGAATCACATGCTTTAAAAAGTAACCCTAAGTCACAATCTTCTTCGAGATAAGCGCTTGCTCCGCGCATATAAGAATAGGTGCTAATTTGATCCGCTATGCCTAAGTCTATAAGAGTTTGACGTTTGACGCTAACCCAGCCATGGCCCGGATCGGTGAAGTATTGCAAAGATAAGTTTTTCATTTTCACGCCTATTAAAAAAGTTAATGAAGAGATAACCGATATTTACTATGCATTAACCATGCCAATATTTGATTATCAATATATTCAATCTTTATTGTGATAGTAACCACTAACAGAGCGCACTAAATTGGTGCTAATGCTAACCACAATGCACTGTTTTAGGGATGTTAGTGTCTGCTACTCACCAATATGGTGCTATCCCATAATGTGAAACCTAAGTATTGAATTCTGAATTCAGAATGTAGATTACTTTTAGTTATGAAGTGGTTTGATAATGGTGCATAACGCATATATGCAATATAGAGCATCATTCATAGACCTAAGTTCGTTAGTGCTTACTCCGCCAGTGTTAGTGTGCGCTAACCTATGAAGTTAGTGAGTGCTTACTATGGGGGGGAGGGGTATGTGCCTGTCTGAGAATATTGCTGTACCCTCCTATGCACTGGAAAAGCTATTTATAGTGTTTAACAGCTAACGATCATCTTTGTTTAGCTAGGAGTTGATTGACGGGTAGTTGTGTAGGATAGGGTAGACACCCGAGATTGCGGGAGTTCCTATTAAAGGAGAGCCTCTCGTTTATCTAAGTTAGTGATTAGCTTGTCAGTGCTAACTACTCCACGCAACAGGCCCTGTTCAAGATTACTCTTTACTGAAGTACCACATGGTTCACTACGTTTATCCTATTTGGTCGGCTCAACCGCATAGAGGGGTGGGTGATGCCCCCGTTTGATTCCCACTATACAAGAAAACGATTCTCATGTAAAGTAAGCGCTAACTTCTAACACGCATGGAGACTGATGATGGGTTAGCGCCGTCATTCAAAATGTTGTTCAATTGCGAAATTGGTTACACTGCTTTATGTGAGCAGTCTCCAGCCGTGTTGGGTGTCAAGCCAGCTTTCGAGGATGTCATGTGTATGGTTTTCTGGTTTTCCTGTACACATATACAAATAACTGTATATAAATCGACCAAATCGAACCCAACAATTCTTCCCATTACTGGATAAAAGATGAATGTAATAGACGCACTACCTGATAGCTTAAAGAAATCTAAAGGCCGACCCAAGGGTTCTGGCAAACTAACTATGGCTAAATACGCTGATGCCAAGCCATTAGCTATGCTACCCAAGACCGAGAACCAAAGAGTCAAGGAACTCAAAGACCTGTTGATAAACAGTGCTGGAGTTAATGTTGTACAGAAAACAGTACAGATTGCCTTGGATGACGATCACCCTGCTCAGATGGCTGCACTGAAGCTGTGCATGGATAGGATGCTTCCCGTTACTCTGTTTGAAAAAGAAAAGAACCAGAGAAGTGCTGTAAACATTACGATCTCAGGTATTGGTGGTGTCTCGATTGGTGACAATACAGTAGAAGCTGAAGATATAGAGGATAAAAATGGACTTAACTAAATTCGAGGGATTAACTTCAGACAATAAGAAGTTAACCGTTGATTTCAAACCGCTAAATTTTGATGCTTTGTTAAAAGCTGGCGCTTTTAGAGTTACTAACATTGGTCAAGATGAAAAGTACAACCCAGACCCTATGGCTGGTTTTTCTTTGGTTTCTGCTTATAACGATGCTGTTGGTAAGCAAACTCAAGGATGGCCTGACAATCCAAAAGCATATGATGTTGTTAGAGAAATGTTTACTCAAAGACCAGAAGATATAACTCCACACAAATATCTTCAAATTGTTGAGTCTGCTAAACAACTTGGAATACCAGAATCTCAAATTTATTTGAACCCTCCAAAAGAAAACATAGTGAGTCCTTTTTATAAAGACCCATTTGTTAGCATTGAATAATGTCTGATCTAAACTTTAGCCTACTGCCTTGGCAACAAGAAGTCTTTGCTGATAAAACAAGGTTTAAAGTCATTGCTGCTGGTCGTCGGTGCGGTAAGTCTAGGCTCTCAGCCATTACCCTATTGATTGAGGGGTTGCAGTGTACTGCTGGCTCTGCTGTGCTTTATGTTGCGCCTACCAATGGTCAGGCTAGACAAATTATTTGGGATGTATTGATGGAGTTGGGTAGAGAGGTTATCTCTGCAAGCCATATCAATAACATGGACATCACATTGATAAACGGAGCAAAGATATATGTTAGAGGAGCAGATCGCCCAGATACTTTGCGAGGAGTGTCTCTCACCTACGCTGTGCTTGACGAAGTTGCCGACATTAAGCCTGAAGCATGGGAGCAAGTTATTCGTGCGTCTTTGTCAGATAAAAAGGGCCGAGCTATGTTCATCGGCACTCCAAAAGGTCGCAATTTTTTCTACGACATCTTCAAGCTCGGTCAATCGGAGGAGGATTCGGACTGGAAAACTTGGCACTTTACTACCAAAGATAACCCCTTAATCGACCCTGCTGAAATCGAGAGTGCGAAGAAATCCCTTTCCAGCTTCGCTTTCAAACAAGAGTATATGGCATCTTTTGACAATGCGGGTAGCGATGTCTTTAAAGAAGAGTGGATTAAGTACGGAGAAGAACCTGAGTATGGTTCGTACTATGTAGCTGTTGACTTGGCTGGATTTGAGGAAGTTGCCAAACAAGCGGCTAACTCCAAGAAACGGCTAGACCAGACTGCTATTGCTGTTGTCAAAGTGACTGATGATGGCAAATGGTTTGTAAAAGAGATTGACTTTGGGCGTTGGGATATTCGAGAGACTGCTGCAAAGATACTATTGAAGATGCGGAATTACCGCCCTTTGGCTGTTGGAATTGAGCGAGGCGCATTAAAAAATGCAGTTTTGCCATATTTGAGTGACTTAATGCGTAAAAATAATGTATATTCGCATATAGTTGACTTGACCCACGGCAATCGCAAAAAGGCTGATCGTATCATTTGGTCACTTCAAGGAAGGTTTGAGCATGGGCGAATTGTGCTTAACTCCAAGGAAGATTGGGATGAGTTTAAAGACTAACTGTTGATGTTTCCTGCAAATGGAGTACACGATGACTTGCCTGATGCTCTTTCCTACATTGACCAATTAGCGGTTACCACTTATTTTGAAGAAGATGATTCAGACGAGTGGCAACCTATGGATGTAATATCGGGGATATAAATGGCAACAGACAAGTTAGACAAAAATCAGTTTGTAGAACCAACTGAGAATGACAAAGAGCTAACTGCTTTTGTTATTGACCACTGTGACAGATGGCGCAACTATCGGGATACTAACTTCCTGAGTGACTGGGAAGAATATGAGCGTATCTTCCGTGGTCAATGGGCTGATGATGATAAGACCCGTGAGTCTGAGCGCAGCCGTATTGTTACCCCTGCTACCCAACAAGCCGTAGAAACCCGCCATGCTGAGATCATGGAGGCCATATTCGGTCAAGGCGATTTCTTTGATATTGAAGATAACGTCCAAGATATAAACAATAACCCAATTGATGTTGAGCAAATCAAAAATCAATTGATGGAAGATTTTAAGAAAGACAAGATCAGAAAAGCTATTGACCAAATTGAGTTGATGGCTGAAATCTATGGTACAGGCATTGGTGAGATTGTTGTACGCACAGAAAAAGAGTATGTGCCTTCTACACAGCCAATTCCTAATCAAGAAGGTCAAGCGGCTATTGGTGTGATGGAAAAAGACAGGATTTCTGTCAAGATCATGCCAATTAACCCAAAGAACTTCTTGTTTGACCCAAATGGCACAAGCATTGATGACTGTATGGGTGTTGCCGTAGAGAAGTTTATCTCTATCCACAAGATAGTGGCTGGCATTGAGTCTGGTATGTACCGCAAGGTTGATGTTGGTGTGGTTTCTTCTGATGAAGACTTAGAACCCACACAAGAACTCACAATGTTTCAAGATCAAAAAGTCAAACTGCTGACCTACTATGGTCTTGTTCCTCGTGAATACTTGCAAAACTTGGCTGAGAACAAAGACATTGTTGAATTGTTTCCCGCAAGTTCGGAAACTCAAGACTATCAAGACATGATTGAAGCTATTGTTGTTATTGCCAACGACAATTTGCTTTTGAAGGTTGAAGAAAGCCCTTACATGATGAAAGATCGTCCTGTAGTCAGCTATCAGGATGACACTGTGCCAAACCGACTGTTGGGTCGTGGGACAGTTGAGAAAGCCTACAACATGCAAAAGGCTATGGATGCACAGATTCGCAGCCATTTAGACTCTTTAGCACTGACTACAAGCCCTATGGTTGCGATGGATGCAACTCGCCTACCTCGTGGCGCTAAATTTGAAGTAAAGCCAGGAAAAGCCATCCTAACAAACGGCTCTCCTTCTGAGATTTTGATGCCATTCAAGTTTGGTCAGACTGACGGAAGCAATTTAACTACTGCCAAAGAGTTTGAACGTATGTTGCTACAAGCAACTGGTACGCTGGATTCTAATGGTATGGTTACTCAGTCAAGCCGTGATGGTGGCGGTATGTCTATGGCTGTTGCTTCTATCATTAAGAAGTACAAGCGTACCTTGGTGAACTTTCAAGAAGACTTCCTTGTGCCTTTTATCAAGAAAGCCGCATTTAGGTATATGCAGTTTGACCCAAATCGTTATCCATCTGTAGATATGAACTTCATTCCTACGGCTACGCTTGGAATTATTGCCCGTGAGTACGAGCAACAGCAGTTTATTAGCCTTTTGCAGACTCTTGGCCCACAAACTCCTGTTTTGCCTATTATTCTCAAAGGAATCGTAGCTAATTCAAGTTTGAGCAACCGATATGAGATGATGGAGATGCTAGACAAGATGTCTACGCCTGACCCACAGGCTCAACAGATGCAACAAGCCCAACAACAGATGCAAATGCAAGCACAGCAAGCCAAAATTGCCTTGGATACTACTCAGGCAGAGCAAAATCGTGCTGATGCAACCAAGAAAATGGTGGAAGCTCAGTATATTCCGCAAGAAGTACAGGCAAAAATCATTGCATCAACCACAAATAACCTACCAAACCAAGCAGATCAAGCCTCGGCTGAGTTTGATAAGAGAGTTAAGATTGCTGAATTGATGCTTAAAGAAGCTGATATTAAGAATAAATCCAAGATTGTTGAGTTACAGATGGCAAACAAACAAGATAATTTGCGTTCAGTTGAGAACAACTTTCTAGATCAGTTGTCTGGAGCATTGAAATGAGTATTTTGCCTAATCTAGATCAGATGACAGACAATGAGAAATTAGCAATTCTTGAGTCTGTTCAAAAATCAATTGCTGAAAGCAAAGAAATACAAAAACGCAAAATTGGCGAAAATGTTAATTTAGTTGTCCAAGCGCTCAAAAAGATTGAGTCAGACATTCGTGACCGCTTTGATGCAGTTGGTAACTCCATTGAAAAACGAGTTTTATCTATCAAAGATGGGCGTGATGGCGTTGATGGAAAAGATGGTCGTGATGGTAAAGATGGTCGTAACGGCAAAGATGGTCTAAAAGGCGACAAGGGTGACGTTGGCCAAACTGGTCGTGATGGAATTGATGGAATTGATGGCGTTTCTGTAGTTAATGCCAACATTGACTTTGATGGCTCTTTAATTATTACTTTATCTGATGGTAAACAATTAAATGTTGGTGAAGTTGTATCTGCTGATATTGCTGAAAAGATCAAAATCATTAACACCATGTCAACCAATGCAGCTATTACTGTAAAGGATGAAGGAACAGTACTTACTACTAGCGTAAAAAGTTTAAATTTTGTTGGCACTAGTGTTACAGCAACAAAAACAGGAGATGATGTAACAGTAACAGTAAGTGGCGGCAGTGGAAGCGGAACAGTTACAAGTGTTGCTGCAACAGTTCCAGCGTTTTTGTCTGTTTCTGGTTCTCCAATTACAACAACTGGAACATTAGCAATTACATTGTCAGGTACTGCATTGCCTGTTCTTAATGGTGGCACAGGGGTTACAACTTCTACTGGAACGGGAAATGTAGTTTTAAGCACATCACCTACTTTAGTTACTCCTAATTTAGGTACACCAAGCGCTTTGGTTGGCACAAACATTACTGGTACAGCAACTTCATTTACGGCTAGTAATGTAACTACGAACGCCAATTTAACGGGTGTAGTTACATCAGTTGGAAATGCAACATCGTTAGGTTCGTTTACCTCATCTGCTTTAGCTACAGCTTTGACGGATGAAACAGGTTCTGGGCCTGCGGTATTTGCTACAAGTCCTACACTTGTTACTCCACTATTAGGTACTCCAACAAGTGTTACGTTGACA